GGCTCAGCCACTGGCAACAGCACTGTCGGTATTTTTGCGTTAGGAAACACTGGTAGTGCTTCCACCACCCGCGATAAATACACCTACTCCGGCTGCGTCGTCAGCGCAGGAGGTGCGGCCACCGTGGCTTCGCGGATAGGCTCTGCCGCAGGAAACAGTACAATCGGTATTTTTGCGCTTGGGCTTGCGCCCAGTGCTTCCACCACCCGCAATAAATACACCTACTCTGGCGATGTAGTCAGCGCAGGTGGGGCGGCTACGGCGGCTTCAGGCTACAGCTCCGCAGCGGGTAACAGTACGGTTGGTATTTTTGCGTTGGGTTTTGTAAGCTGTGTGAGTGTCACCACCCGCAACAAATACACATACTCAGGCTGCGTCGTCAGCGCGGGCGGTGCTGCCACAGTGGCGTCATACTATGGCTCAGCCGCAGGTAATAGTACAATCGGTATTTTTGCGTTGGGGTACACAACCGCAGCTTCCACCACCCGCGACAAGTACACCTACTCTGGTGACGTTGTGACTGCTGGCGGTGCCGCAACGGTAGCGTCGTATGGTGGCTCCGCCGCCTCCAACGGCACAACCGGCGTGAACATTTAAGGAGACCCCATGATTGAACAGCTCATCAGCCGGGTCTTCTACGCCCGCAACCTCGCCCACTACGAGCACTGGCGCACGGAAAGCTACGCCCAGCACAAGGCGCTGGGTAAGTTCTACGAGGGCGTCATCGATGCGATTGACGCGCTGGTCGAGGCGTATCAGGGCCTCAACGGCCTGATCGGCAGCATCCCCTCGCCGACCGACACCAAGGGCGACAGCCTGAAAATCCTCAAGGCAGACGCCGAGTGGATTGAGGAGCATCACGACGAGGTGTCGATGGGCAACCGCGCCGTGGGTAACTTGCTCGACAACGTCACGGCAGTCTACCTCACGACGATCTACAAGCTGGAAAACCTCAAGTGAGTGACGACATCAACCTCCGTCTGACGACGCACGAGGCTGTCTGCGCCGAACGCTGGCGCGAGACGATCCTGCGGATCAAGCGTCTTGAGGCGGTCATGGTGGCTTGCGCGGGCGGCATCATCGCGCTGCTGGCGACCATTGCCTTCAAGGTGACCTGACATGAGCTTCTGGGACCGCTTAGAGAGCAGCCGCGACGGCATCGAGGACACGGTCGAGTTCACGATCCGCACGGCCGTGGTCACGCTGGCCTGCGTCGTGCTGGTCGTCGTGGTCGCGCTGGTCGTCGGCCTGTTCGCGCCTAACAACGTGGTGGACAGCGACAAGGTCTTCGAGATCGTCGGACCCGCCTTCAACATGGTCATCGGTGCCTTCGTCGGCCTGCTGGGCGGCCTGAGCCTCAACGCCAACGCGCGTGACAAGAAGCCGGAAGAGCCCACCGAGCCTGAGCCGCTGCCCGCGCCTGAGCCTATGGCTGCGCCCGCACCAGAGCCTGAGCCGGCCCCCGAGGCCGATGACGACATGGCCCCGTGGGAGAAGTACCGCAACGACCTGCGCTACGACGCCAACGGCGACGGCGTGGTGGACGAGAACGACTTCCCCGACTGGCGTAACCCGAGGGCGTAATGGCTGGGAACCTTTCTACCGTTGAACTGATCGGCCAGCTTTGGCCGATTGTTCTGGCGTTCATCTCTTTGACCATCATCCTCGCCAAGATGGACGTGCGCCTCGGCGTGGTCGAGGAGAAGATCAAGACGCTCTTCGATCTCTGGAACAAGAAATGAGCCTCGCGAACCTTCAGCAGAAGATTGGCGTCACGGCTGACGGAGCCTTCGGCCCCGGCACGTTCAAGGCTGCGGCCGCCTACTACAAGCTGTCGCCCACCCGCGCCGCGCACTTCTTCGCCCAGACGGCGCACGAGACCGGCAACTTCACGGCGTTCAGTGAGAACCTGAACTACGGCGCAAAGGGCCTGCGCGGCATCTTCGGCAAGTACTTCCCGACCGACGCTCTTGCCAAGGCCTACGAGCGCCAGCCCAACAAGATCGCCAACCGCGTCTACGGCGGCCGCATGGGCAACGGCGTCGAGGCCTCCGGCGACGGCTGGAAGTACCGTGGACGCGGCGCGCTGCAGCTCACGGGCAAGGCGAACTATCAGGCGTTCTCGGACTACATTGACCGCCCGGACGTGATGGACAGCCCGAACCTCGTGGCCAGTGAGCTGTGCTTCGAGAGCGCCCTGTGGTTCTTCGACAAGAACAAGCTCTGGGGCATCTGCGACAAAGGCATTAACGATGCCGCCATCCTCGCCCTGACAAAGCGCATCAACGGCGGCACGCACGGTCTTGAGGACCGCAAGCTGAAGACCAAGAAGTACGCACAATGGAGAGTGACATGAGCCTTAAGAACCTCATCAAGTCGGTCGTCGTCAAGGAAGCGACGAGCAAAATCCTCCCTATGGGCACCGATGTAACTAAGCCCAAGCTCGGCTGGAAGGCTAAGCTGGCTGGTATCCTCGCCACCATCGCAGCGATTGCCGCTGCCGGTGCTGAATTTCTCGGCGGCTAAGCCCTAATAAATGTTCGGCTTTTCCCCTTTGCTGGCCATCGCCGGCCTCGTGTTTGAGTATCTATCCTGACCGTGGCGTTTTGCCCGAAACTGATGTAGGACGAGCGTATGGCCACGACGATGACCTTCACGACGCTCCAAGAGGACGTGCGGCGCTACCTTGAGCGCGGCGCGACCTACGCCTCTGACCCCGTCGTCTACGAGCAAATCCCGCGCCTGATCAACCTTGCCGAGCGGCGGATTTCCCGCGAACTCAAAATCCAAGGCTTCATCAACGTCGTCACCGGCACGCTCGTCGTCGGCCAGTCCGTCTACAGCAAGCCCGACCGCTGGCGCGACACGGTCAGCATCAACATCGGCACGGGCGCTAACAGCAACAGCCGCAAGGTGCTCTACGCTCGCGCCTACGAGTACCTGCTGAGCTACTGGCCCGACCGCTCGCAGACCGACGAGCCGCTCTTCTACGCCGACTACGACTACAGTCACTGGCTGCTCGCCCCGACGCCGGACGCCGAGTACCCCTTCGAAATCCTGTACTACGAGCTGCCGCCGCTGCTCGATGACGTGGTCCAGACCAACTGGCTGACGGAGTACGCGCCGCAGCTCCTGCTGTACGCCACGCTCCTTGAGGCGACGCCGTTCCTCAAGAACGACGAGCGCATCAACGTCTGGCAGAGCATGTACGACCGCGCGGCCGCCATGCTCAACGGCGAAGACCTGAACAAAATTCTGGATCGCTCTGCGGTTCGCAAGGAGGCGTAATGACCAACACCTATACGCAGGTCTTCTCCGGCACGACGATCTATCCGTCCGATGTCTCCTACCTGTCCCTGACGCTCTCCGCCGACACCAGCCTTGAGTGGCCGCTTGAGAGCAACGCGAACGAGAACCCCGCCGCGCGCATCATCGACGTGACGCCGACTGGCGTCTACTCGATCATCATGCCGCCCGCCGATCAGACGGGCACCGGCCAGACAATCCTGTTCAACAACCTCGGACCACAGTCCGTCACCGTCAAGAACAGCGCGGGCGCGACGCTCCTGTCGATGGCGCAGGGCGAGCAGTGGCAGATTTACCTGATCGACAACACCACCGCCGCAGGTGTCTGGCGCGTCTTCCGCTACGGCGCGGCGACGGCTCAGGCGCAGGCCTCGGCGCTGGCCGGCTTCGGCCTGACCGCCACCGGCTCGACGCTCTCGCAGTCCACGCCCGTCACGCTCTTTGGCACGAACTACACGGCCGGAAGTTCTGACCGCGCCAAGGCCTACGTCTGGACAGGCGGTCTGGGTACTTTCACTCTGCCGTCGGCCGCGAGCGTCCTGAACGACTGGTTCGTCTCCCTCCGCAACGAGGGCACGGGCAACTGCGTCGTCACCCCGCAGGGTGCCGAGACCGTCAACAGCGCCGCCTCCCTGACGCTCGCGCCGGGCGACAGCGTCACGCTGATCACGGACGGCGCGAACTGGTTCACGCTGGGCCTCGGCCAGAACGCCGTGTTTGCCTTTGACTTCACGTCCATCAACCTCGGCGGCCTGAGCGGCAACTACACGCTGAGCGGCGCAGAGCTGAACCGCATTGCCTACCAGTTCACGGGCGCGATCATCGGCAACGTCGAGATCATCGTGCCGAAGACGACGCAGCAATACTGGGTCTACAACAACACAACGGGCGGCTCGTTCACCCTGCGCGTTCGGACCAGCACCCAGTCGCCGGGCGTGCTGGTGACACGCGGCAGTCGCGCCATTCTGTATTGCGACGGCAATGAGGTGGTGGACGCCGAGACGGGCGGCATCGCCACGCCGGTGGCCATCGCCGACGGCGGCACGGGCGCGACGACCGCAGGCGCGGCGTTGATCAATCTGGGCGGCACGACGGTCGGCATCGCCGTCTTCACGGCCGTCGATCAGGCGGCGGCGCAGTCGGCCATTGGCGTCACCAGCGGCGGTGGTGACACTGCGGCCATCGTCTTTGCGGTGGCGCTGGGGTAATGGCCGAGAAGATTGTCCAGATCAAATCCCTGCCCGGCATCAAGCGGGACGGGACGAAGTTTGAGGGCGACCAGTACGTCGATGGACAGTGGGTGCGCTTTCAGCGCGGCCTGCCACGCAAGATGGGCGGCTACCGCTCGATCAGTAAATACCTGCGCGAGGTCAGCCGCGCCCTGCACGAGTACACGCAGGACAGCCTGACCTACGTCCACAGCGGCTCGGCCAACTTCGTCGAGCGCTTCTACATCGACAGTGGCTTCAATACGTCGGTCATCACCAACCGCACGCCGTTGACGCTGGCGCAGGACGACGGCAACATGTGGCAGTTCGACGTGGACACGGCCGTGGGCCTCGGCGGCATCCAGCTTGTCGCGCAGGTCGCGCCGAACCTCGGCTGCATCTGCAACAACAGCGGCGGCCAGCTCTTCTACGGCAACCTCCTCGGCACTGCACCCCTGCAGGAAGTCACCAACTTGCCGACCGGCTACAGCCTGACGGGTGGCGTCCTTGCCCTGCATCCTTACACCGTCGCCTTCGGCAACAACGGCTACATCATGTGGTCCGTGCCGGGTGACCCGACGAACTTCACGGGCGTCGGATCGGGTGCGGCTAACATCACCGGGCAGAAGCTCGTGCGCGGCATGCCCCTGCGCGGCGGCCCCGGCAACTCGCCCTCGGGGCTGCTGTGGTCCGCAGACAGCGTCCTGCGCGCCTCGTTCGTGGGCGGCGCGGCCGTCTTCCAATTCGACACGATCAGCGCCCAGACATCCATCCTCGGGTCGAACACGGTCATCGAGTACGACGGCATCTTCTACTGGATCGGCACCGACCGCTTCCTGATGTTCAACGGCGTTGTTCGCGAAATTGAGAACAACATGAACCTGAACTACTTCTTTGACGGGCTCAACATGGAGCAACGGCAGAGGGTGTTTGCCGTGAAGATACCGCGCTACGGCGAAATCTGGTGGTGCTACCCGCGCGGTGACGCCATTGAGCCGTCGCACGCCATCATCTACAACGTGCGCGAGAACACGTGGTACGACTGCGAGCTGCCCAACGGCGGCCGCAGCGCGGGCGCGTTTGCGTCGATCTTCCCGCAGCCGCTGATGACTGGCGTCGTGCCGTCCGTCGGGGTGGAGAACATCCGCGTGACTGAGGCAAACGATGTTCGCATCACGCAGGACAACAACACCCGCGTCACGGAGGACAGCGAGATCGATCAGTACCGCCTGTGGGTCCACGAGGTGGGCACTGACGAGATCGACGGCATCGACCTGCAGCCGGTCTTCTCCTTCTTCGAGACGGGCGACCTGTCGCTGCCGGTCATGAGCCAAGAGAACAAGGCGCTGCAGGTGCTGATGCTTGAGCCGGACTTCGTGCAGAGCGGCGACCTGACAGTGCAGGTGACCGGCCGCGCGAACGCCCGCTCGCCGGAAGTCTCCACCGAGGAGCACATCATCTACGAGACGCCGCCCACGCCGCAGGATCAGGTCATCTACTTCAAGACACAGCGGCGCGAGCTGCGCTTCCGGTTTGCGTCGAACGCCATCGGCGGCGACTATCAAATGGGCTTGGTGCTGGCGCACGTCCAGCCCGGCGATGGTACGGTCATCGGATGATCGACCCACGTGGCATGGCTTTACGGGACTGGGCAGATAGCGTTATAC